ACTGCTGCTCACTTACATCAAGAGTTAGATGTACATGGTATCTGTAGGCAGAACAAAGAGTACATTGAGAGTAAAGAAAACGACTACTAAATATTACAACTAAAGGTAAAAAATGACAGATTCAAACATTCAACCACCTGATACTGGTGCTGGACTTCCAGACTCAGTAGTACCAGGCACAGACGTAACTTATACTACACCTGCTGGTTTATATCCAGAGGATACTACTGCTGCTACAAATATTAACATTGACACTACAGCAGCAGAAGGAACATTCACTGTTCCTCCTGATAACCATGACTATGCTGCTAATATTGACTTTCATGTAGACAACATGAATCATAGTGAACCTATTGATGACCCTAGAATAGATCATATCCTAGAGCATCTACACAATCTTGAAGCTAAGATAGATCAGATAGCATGTGATTGTAACCATCACAAAGAGCCTCCTGTTTATGAAGGACACGTGGTACTACATGCTACATCACAACCACCTGTATAGCACAGCAAAATTGAAAAGTCAATTACATAAACTCCCGAAAAATTTTCGGGGGTTTTTTTGTGTCAAAAAGTCGCACTAAGATCCAGTAGATTTTAATCTCTTACTAATAAAATCTGATGACTTTCCATACAATGTATTTGTTTTAAATTCGTTGATGAATCTTTCTTTTAGTGGTTTCTTTAATAGATATATTTCTCTCTTCTTTTCGTTTTCTTTTACTTCATGATCCCAATTACTAATTGCTTCTGATACTGTGTTGCCAGCAACAGTTATTGATTCAGTACCATTCCAGTATGTAAATGTAGAATCGTAGAAGTTTTTGTCTACTGTTAGTCCACCTTCTAATGCTATTATATCAAGACCATCAAGAGTATCACCTGATTTAGTTTCAATAGTTTCGTAGTGGTGTGTACCATAAGCTTCATCTACACCGTACTTATCTTCTACTACCTTTCTTAGAGTCCAGTTATCTAATGGGAATGAGAACTGTGGATTGATATAGTTATTGGTTAGGATAATAATCCAATCATATGATGGATCTCCATAGTAATCTGCTGCAACAGTTTCAATTTTAACACCTTCATTGACAGCATACTTTTTGTAATACGTAGCATATCCAAACACATCTTTGTTTATCTGATACCTACGAAAGAAATTCTTTGCAATAGTATAATCAGATTCAGAGAATGGATAACTGATAGGTTTAGTATCGTATTGTATGTTTGGTAGTGTGGTGAAGTACATTAGTATCCTTTGTTAACCTCTCCTTTGAATATGAGTTTGCTTTCTATAAAGTTTATTGATAACTCTGTCGCAACAGGAGATCCATCAGTGTATGTAGAATACATTCCGTCTGGAGTATAATTTACACGTACCTTACTTATTGCACATGGTTTAAACTGAGCAACATGATAATGTGTATCACTTCCATTCATAAAAGTGAACTTACATAACCAAGGAACATGAATAAAGTTTTCTTCTGAGAATACTCTAGTTTCCTCAGTCTCATGGTTTTTCCCACGAATTCCATTTGCACCTTTTATTTCATCACCCCATTCTGGAATTGGATCATCTTTTGATCCGTATGATGGTAGTGATGCATCTCTAAATGCATTGACTATTGATTTGACTACTCTTGCTTCTTTTATATTCTTTGGCAATAGTTTCCATGTCATTCCAATTTCTCTTAACTCTGGTGAATCATATAAGAGTTCTGTGTTAGGATTCATAACGATTCCTCTTGTAGAACCAGATATATCATTCATTGTTAGAGCACCACCAACACCAGGCATATTGTTTAATATGCTTTTGTTTAATGCAGTCTGAAAAGATTTCCAGTTACCACTAGCATTTTTTAGTTTCTTATTTGTGAAGTTCATATTTGCTCCAGCTAAAGATGCTATTGCTGCTCTTCCTACTCCACTGAACTGTTTACCTTGCCATGTTTGTGATATTTCATTACCTAAGTCTTGTGGCATAGGTAATATAATTGATGGTCCTTTGATTTCTAAGTCGGTTGAGTCTTGGTACATGTCATATGTACTAGGAGCATACTGTTGTTCAGGAGTATACTTCATCTTCTTTTTTGTACCACCTGTACCATCTTGGAATTTACTTTTTCCACCCATAACATCCTTTTGGTATTGATTACCGAAAGGTGGATTGTATTTACCAAATTGAAAGAAAACATAATCAGTATCAGCACCAAGATATGTGTCGTTAGGATACCTTAGTGTGTTACTATCAGGTCTTACACCATCAAGAGTGTTTGGATCATCAATATAAGCAGCTTTGACTTCTTTTTCTTGACCAAATTGATCTGTGGTGTTACTACCAAGAATATGTCGTCCTTTTTTTTCATTAAATAGTTGTCCTGCGAATCCCATTATCTTTCTACCATAGTTTTATCTTGTGCTTTACCATAACCACGGATGATTCTTTTCTGTTTGATCTTATCATAGAAATCTTCATTGATTTCATCCCAGACAACTTCTTTTGGATAGGATTGTAACCCACGTTGGGTCTTGGTTGTATGGACAAAGTTTTCTATTGGTAATAGAATAGCAGTAGCCCATTCAACGGCAGCTAGATCAAGAAAGTAACCGTCAACATAACTAGTTAAGTATTTATGGAAGCATTTTCGTGGTGCATCAATTCTTCCTTCAAATAACCTCTTTACAACCCATGCTCTTCTCTTTGGTGTCAAGTAATGTAGGTTTAATCCCCAGAACTCATGTCTAGTTGCTTTAATTACATAAACAAGCGGAAATGTATCATAATATGGTAGTTTCTTAGCAGTTTTTGCTTTGTATTCAAAGAGATACATGTGTCCTGAGACAGCCCATCTTCTTATTTGATTCTCATCCTCTTGTTCTTCTGCACCCATCCGATCCTGTATTTCATCTCTTATTAATCTTTCTGGGTTGTCGTTAATTCTTAATGCATATTTTCTAACTGCATTTCTATACCATAGGTAGTTCTTTACTTCTCCATTTGCTTCTGCTTTTACTTTTTCAAATATAGTTTCATAACCTGCATCATCCTTAAGCTCTGGGGCTTGGATGTCTTTAAATCCTGCTGCCATTGTTTCATACCGCTAAGTGATCCTCTGTGAGTATTAAAAATTTCATTTGCCTATCGTCACAGTAGTTTTCCGCAGCATTCCACTTTGCAGAATTCTTAGCGAATGTTAAAACAGCGTTCCTATAGGCTTTGGTTCTTTTATCCTTACCATGTGGGGGTTTAGTTTGTTTCTTTGGTTTAATTTCTATTATGTACTTATCAAATGTTCCATTTTTATTAAGAACTTTTATGTAAAAATCTGGATAATATCTATGGAAACGCTTGTCTATGGGTGAACGGTAAGGTATTATTACAGTTTCACTTCCCCACTCAATTATTGATGGGGTATGGTCACAATAGATCATATATTTACGTTCCCAGAGTGACCTATAAACTATATTAGTGGGATTCCCACGATATTTTCTAGGATTTACTGGTTTATAAACTCCTTTATATGCCATATATAATATAGAATCCAACATTTATATTTAGAGTGGCAACAGTTACAAAGCTTAATGACTTTATGGAGAAGATCAGTACTAGGGGAGGAATGTCCCTTACTACTGGATTTGATGTTCAATTTGATTTTAAAAGACCAGACAGACCATTTGCAAAAACTTTCTATTCATCATTTAATAAAGATGTTGTTGAGATGTTCTGTGATGAAGCACAACTACCTAATGTTCAATCTGCTGTAGGACAAGTAAATGGTAGATATCTAGGTGAGGGTAGTGTATCTTATCCACACACTAGGATATTTACTGATGTTGGACTAGGATTCTTACTTGATGCTAATGTAACAGCATTAAAATTTTTCACTGCTTGGTATGATTTCATTTATAGTGAAAAGATGGAAGGGTATAATGGAAGAATGGAAGAGGCTAGAGGAGCATTAAAACCAGAACCTGAGACTCGTGCTAATAGAATGCAGTTCATGGATGATTATACTTGTACATGTAGAATTATAAAATCAGAGACTGGACGTAATAAATCTAATGAAAGAGCTCCCATAACTTATCTTCTAGAGAATTTTTATCCATATTCTATTGATGCTGTTCCTTTACAATATGGAACATCTCAGATAGCAAGGGTTAATGTTAGTTTTTATTATTCAAGACATACTGTTAGATATGGTAGTGTTAAAGGTGGATATGATCCAATGGAAGGTGCTAAAGGTCAAGGATGGGATCCAGTAGCAAAGGTTAATAGAGAAAGATACACTCCAACAGCAATTCAAAAACAACAATTAGAAGATTATGAGCATGATAAATTCATGCAAGAAGGAGGACATAAAGATAGAACAGATCCATATGAGGGAATTTGGACTATGTAGTGTGTCAAAATTCACTTTTTGATTCCATAAAACCCGAAAAAATTACTCAGCATATTTTTGCTTGAAAAAGTCGCTATATATAAATATACGACTTGAAGTTATTTTTATGGCATTACCAAAGGTAGGTTATCCCACATTTGAGCTTGAATTACCGTCTACAGGGAAAACTGTCAAATATCGTCCATTTCTTGTAAAAGAGGAAAAAGTCCTTTTATTGGCACTTGAGACACAGGATGAAAAAGAGGTTCTTAACGCAGTTAAGGATTTAATCAAAAATTGCGTTATTTCACGAATTAAGGTAGATACGCTTCCAAGCTTTGATTTGGAATATCTCTTTTTAAAGATTAGAGCAGCATCTATTGGAGAATTGATTACTTTGACAGTAACCTGTCAGGATGATAATGAGACAAAAGTAGAAGCATTTATTAATATTGATGATGTTGAGGTTTTTAAACCTGAAGGTCATGATACTAAGATTCAACTTAGTGATGAAATGGGTATTATTATGAAATATCCTAGTATGCAGCAATTTGTGGATAGAGAGTTTTTACAGAAAGAGATGAAGACTGAAGAGGTATATGATTTTATCTCAGATTCAATAGAACAGATATTTACTGATGATGAGGTTTTTGATAAAACAACGACTTCTAAGAAGGAATTCCGCACATTTGTTGATGGTTTGACTACTAAGCAGTTTGAGTCAATACAGCAGTTTTATGTTACATGTCCTAAGTTGAGTCATACCTTTAAAGTGACAAACCCTAACACTGGCAAGGAATCTGAGTACACAATTGAGGGATTACAGAGTTTTTTCGCATAGCCCTCTTTCAAAATAGTTTGGAAGGGTACTTTAGACTCAATTTTGCTTTGATGCAGTACCATAAATATAGTTTGACTGAAATTGAGAATATGATGCCTTGGGAGAGAGAAGTTTATACCACTTTCCTAATGCAATACCTTGAAGAAGTCAAACAAAAACAAGAAGCAGCAAAACGTAAATAGTGGCAACATCAACTAAGACATACTCAGGAGATTTATCAACTGCAATAGTTGGTAAAATTTCTGATGTCATTGATGATATGAGAAAAAGGAGCGAGATTGAAAAAACAAAAGCATCTCCAGAAGTTAAGACAGCTGCAACAAAATTAGTAACTTCTAGAAGCACTGAAGATAAAGTACAGAAAGATCCTAATTTAAAAGAATATATTTCTAAGGTTTTTGGTACTGAACTTGATGCTAATATAATACAGACAGAAGGTAATGTTAAAGCTTTAACAGATCAGGTAGTATCTATTAATCAAGGTCTTCTTAATACTCAGAAATTGGTTATAAACCAAAATGAGTTGATGGAGAATAAATTTGATCAGATGTTGGGTATAATTCAACAAAGATCTTTAAGTACTGAACAAGCAGAAAAAAGTTTAATAGCAAAATCTGGATCAGGGTTTATTGATCAGATTGGGAAAGAGTCTTTTGGTAGTGCTAAAACTGCTAGAGGTGGTCTTGGTGACATGATAAAAAAAGCTAGAAATCTTGCACGTCTCATGAGATTTCTTCCTTTTAAGGGTAAGCTTGCTGGTACACTTGGTGTTACTGGTTTGACAAGAGGAGTTAGACAGGTTGGTAAGAAATTTGCTTCTGGCACTGGAAGTAAGATTGCTGTTGATAGAATGACTTCTGCTGCTGGTAAAGAAGTTGTAAGAAAGAAAATTTCTAAACAATTTGTTAAAACTGGTGCTAAACAAATTTTAGGAAAAGGAACAGCAAAACGTATGGCTCCTAAAATAGGTGGAAATCTAATTCAAAGAGTTTTTTCTTCTCCTATTATTAGACAACAATTGCTTGAAAAGTTGGGATCTAAAACAGTGGCTAAGATCTCAACGAAGATTGCAGGTAAGTCTGTTCCAGTTGCTCAGACAGCATATGGTATAGTTGAAGGATTAGCACGTTTTCTAATGGGTGATCCTAAAGGTTTTGCTTTGTCTATGGGTGGTGCTATACCTGTTGCTGGATATGGTTTTACCGTTCTTGATATTTTTCGTGATATTGATAGGGATTCATATGAGCAGCATATTGAACCAAATCTTCCATTACCATCTGATAGAAATATAACAGATTTCATTCAAGGTGCATTGGGAGTTAGTCCCGATCAGTATGAGACTGGTACTAGATTACAACCATCATTTATGAATAATTTCTTTGAAAGAAGTGTTGTTTCTTCTGCTGCACTTATTGCATCTGCTGCTGGTGTTGCACCAGAAGTAAATGCAGAGATAAGATCTGCTGGATTAGGTTCTATACCTGTAGAGAATTTAAATATTAGAACTGATATTGGTAATATATCTAAAGCTTTCTCTAATAATACTATAAGTAGGAGTAATTTAGTATCTGAAGAAATTCCATCATTACCACCTTTAACTGGTTCTAATGCTAAAAATGGTGATTCTGATAAAAAAGAACCTTGGAAGATATTTGGTATTCCTCTTCCAGATCTAGGTATTACAGAATTTATTGGTGGTGCTATTAGTACTGCTAGAGATATAGTTTGGGGTCGTAAGGATGATGGATATTGGGGACCAAAGTGGTTAGGATGGAAGAGAAAAAATAAAGATGTAGAACCAAAAACCACAATAACAGGTCAAATAACAGATCCAGAAGAGCTTGCTTTTTTAAAAATGGTAAGGACTGTTGAAGGTACAATAGGTCCAGATGGTTATAATACTTGGGCTGGTACAGGAAGAAATGAAATGGATATGACTTCTATGACTCTTTCAGAAGTATATGATGAACAGACAAGAAGACTAAATTCTGGAGAAGCAACTTTTATGATGAATGGTAAAGAGGAAACTTCTGCTGCTGTAGGTGCAGGTCAATTTTTGAATCCTTTTCAGGTTGCTTCAGATATGTATTTAAAGGATCCAAAATATGTTCCTAAAAAGTGGGATCCTGATAATATATTGTTTAGTAAGGAATTACAGATTGATATGATGCTTTTTCTTGCTAAGAAGAAGAGAGGTATAGATGTATCTGAACCTTTAACTCTTGAGGGAATTAAAGAACTTGAAAAAGAATGGGCTGGTATTGGACCCCATCACGGTCAAACAACAAGAACAGTAGAAGAATCTTTGCAACTTTATAATCAATTTTTAAAGCAAATAGAAATGACACCTATTGAAGATCGGAAGGTTAGTCAAATAAATTCTACCAGCTCTGAGGTTGAAGAAAGCTTAGATTCATCTGGTGGTAGTCAAACTATTATCATCGCAAACACTACATATGTTAGTGGCAATGATTCATCTTCACTTCCTACTATTCCTGAAGGTGATAATGATTGGGTCAAGAAATATAAGTTATACTCATTAGCAAGTTAGTATGGTAGCAGCATCTAAGACATTTTCTGGAGATCTTTCAACTTCTTTAACAAGTTCTATAGCAGATCTTATCCTTACAGCTGCAACTGCTGGTGGCAGTAAGAAAGCACAGGCATTGCAGTTGGCTAAGCAGTATGGTGTTGATCCAATGCTTAGTAAGGGTGAGTTCTTTGCTCAAGGAATAGCTGAGGGTGCTACTTCTGGATTGCCTTCATTTATGAGGTATAGATCTCCAGAGATAAATGAGTCTTATCTTGCTAGAGGACAGAGTTCTAGTGATCCATTAATGGGACTTCCTGCTCATCTTAGAAATCTTCCAGAATATCAACAGTTTGCTAATCCATTAGAACAAAAATTTAAAGTAGCAACTGGTAGGACTCCATATTCTCCTTTAACTAAACAGTTATCTGGAGTCACTGGTATGTCACCAGACAGAGCAGCATCTGGTCAAGGAGTAAAAGTTCATGACGAAAAACTTGGTCAATTCTTAGCAGTAGTAGCATTGTCTTTGAGTGCTAGTTTAGATTCCGTTAAGAAGAGGTTGAATGAAACACAAGAAGGTTTAATAACAGTTAAAGATGGTGTACTAAATCTTCATAAACAATTGGAAGTTAGTAATGATGTTCTTGAGAATAAGTTAGATCAAATTATTGATGCTCTTAGGGAGCAGGTTTTTGCAGATAAGGTTCGTGATGATAAACTAGAATCAAAAGAGATAGAAGAAAAAGCAGAAAAAAAGCGAGAACAATGGAGCACACAGGTAGCTCAGCAAGTAGGGGAAGATGAGGCAGAGTTTCAAGATAGATTACAGGCAGCTGAATTACAGGATTTTCTAGAGAATGTAGAATCTCAACAAGATGATCTACCGATAAATGAAGGTGAGGATGGATCAGGTTTTGCTAGAGGTGGTATTGCTTCTGGTCCTGATAGTGGTTATTGGGCTAAGCTTCATGGTGATGAGTTAATTACTCCATTGGATAATAACTTTACACAAGATCAACCATTAGCAACGGCAGAAACACCTATCAACATGAATTTTCCTAAAGGGGATAATTCTAATAATATGAGTCCACGGATTACTAATATTAATAGATCATCAGGTAGTAAGTCTTCTATGAGTATGGTTGATAGGTCTAAGAATATTCTTAAAGCAATGGAACTACCATTTAAAACAACTGGTATTGCTCTGATGCACATGCTTGGTAAATCTGTAACTGGTAATCCTATTTTTGGACAACAAGCAGCAAGTATAAAAACTATTGCTGAACCAGTAGCAAGTGCATTTGGCGTTAATAATTCAATTACAAATAATGTAATGAAAACTGCTTCTTCTCAAGAACATGAGAACAAGAGAAGAGAAGAAACTCAGAATTATACTACTAAAACTAAGAAGCCTTGGTGGCAATCTATTGCTGACCTTTTTAAGAGAGATGAACCTGAACCTGAACCTGAAGAAGATAACGATGATAAAGATACTCCTAAGAGTGATATCACATCTCCAGTAGAGAGTAAGACAGGTATGGTGATTCCTAAGAATGATATTATTACAAAGAGTTCTACTACTAACAAGAATTGGTTTGAAGGTGCTAAGAACTGGTGGAATAGAGGAAGAAATGTAAATGTAAAAGGCGAGAATACTGCTCGTTGGTTTGGTAGAGATGGTTTATTTGCAGATGATTGGAAACAACGTGGAAAATTTGGAAAGGGTGGAAAACTAGGAGGATGGGACTTTACTCGTGGATTTAGACCTGGAGTTCCTGCTAATGAAGGTGGAATGATGTCAGGTCCAACACCAGCTATTAGACAGTCAGTAGAGAGACCATTGAGAGCAATTAAATCGTTGGGTGCAGCAAAAGGTGGTTTTATTGGATTGATACTTAATGAACTGATGAATCCAGCACCATTAGCAGATGGTACATTAGAGGGTAATAAAGATGCTGTTACGAATTTCTCTAATATTGAAAACGATACTATAGAAACTAATAATCTTGTTTTAAAGAAGTCTATGGAAGTAGACAGTTCCTCAAAAGAGAATATCTTTACTAAGATGGAAACTAAAACAATAGATATGGAACCTGTAGTAATAAATAATCAACAAGAAATTAATGATGATCTAGGTTCTGAAGATTCTAGTTATATATCACAAGTTGGTGATCCTGGTCTTGATGATTTTTACCCTAGTCCTTATTGAGTATGGCACAACCTAAATCAAACAAACCATACGCAGCAAGTTTTAAGCTTAAGTCTATAGAATTATATAAGGCTAGAGATGCTGAAACTGCTTTTGCCAATATAATGTCTTTGGTGACACATTTCCAGTATTATGAGGATATCATGTGGCCAGCAGTTGGTGCTACTATGGTTGTTATTGATAATGCAGAGAACTTTATATCATCTATGCCTATACAGGGATTTGAGAGAGTTGTTGTTAAACTTGAGGATATTAATGGAGATGAGTATGAGTATAACTTCCGTGTGTGGACAGTAACTAATAGGGCAACTCAAGATAGAAGGCAGATGTATACTTTGGGGTTGATATCAGAACAGGGGTTATTCAATGAAGGTCTTCGTGTAAATTCTACTCAGAAAGGAGAAATTTCAGAGGTAGTTAAAAATATAATGAAAACTTATTTAAATACCGAATTTAAAGAAGATTTTATTGAAGAAAGTAGAACACATGTTAAGATAGTACCAACAAAGAAGAGTCCATTTTCTTTGATTAGATCATTGCAGACCAAAGCTGTACCAGCAAAAACATATAAAACAATGAATTCAAATACTTCTAGTGTTGCTGGTGGTAATTCAAATTTTAGAGCCTCTAAGAGTGATGTTCAATTTGAGGAAGCAGAGAAAGCAAAAGGTACTGCTGGATTTTTATTCTTTGAGACTTATAATGGATATGTTTTTAAATCTTTTGATGCTTTAGTTTCTGCAATTCCAAAGAAAGAAGAGTTTAAATGGTTGCCTGGTAAAGTTGAATACGAATCATTGTACAAGATTCAAGAGGTCGTATTTAGTCAAGAAATCAATATGATGGAGAAATTGAGGGAAGGAGCATATTCTTCCATATGCTGCTTTTTCAACATAAATACTGGCAAATATACAGAGCGTGTCTATTCTTTAGAGGATACATGGGATGAAATGGTTCATTTGGGAAGTCAAACAGACTTACCAGTAGGACAAAAAACACTATCTCAGTATCCAACACGAGTGATGTCAACTGTAGTTAATCACGAAAATTGGAATATGGGAGAAGGTATTGCCGACTCTACTGATGATAATCGTGACTCTACGTTTGAATACACTGACAATCAGATGGATTACTTATCGCAATCTGTTGCGAGAGCTGGTATAATGTTTAACCAGCAGTTGACCATTTCTCTTACTGGTCATTTAGATCTATCTGCTGGTGACTTAATTGAAATTAGAATACCTAATCAAGTAGCAGATCAATCTAGGGATGATGAGAAGTATGATCCAGAACACAGTGGAACATACTTAATTAAAAAACTCAATCATCAATTTAACATACTAGAACAAACTGTGTATACTGTGTTAGATTTGATTAGAGATTCTTATGGAATTAAGGATAGAGAAAGTAAAGTACTATTGTATTAAAGGTAACTTATATGGAATCCATAGAAGCACATATTAAAAAAGATAAAGAGATCCTTGAGGATCCAACTCTCAATCCTGCTGCTAGACGGCATTATAAAGAAGAGTTGCATGAACTAGAAGTTTATGAAGAGCATCATCATGACGAGATAGTAGCAGGAGATCATCATGATCCTAATGCTATTGAACTCTTTTGTGAGATGCACCCTGACGAGCCCGAATGTTTAGTATACGATGACTGATTCTGCACTTAGTAGCCTATATCCAACTGTTCAGATAGGATCTGACGGATTCCAATGGTGGATCGGTCAGATTGAATCTACTCGGTCTTCAGACCCTAAGTTTGGTGATAGGTGGAAAGTAAGAATCATTGGATTGCATCCTCAGACTTGCGATAGTGTAAAGTCTGAGGATTTGCCGTGGGCTGGTGTTATGGCATCGCCACATTATCCTCATAATGTTGGTGGAATAACATCTGTTACTACTCAATTTACACCTGGATGTTGGGTTGTTGGTTTCTTCTTGGATAGAGATCAACAGCAACCATTTATCATGGGTAGTATTGGTAGGGTTCCTGAGTCTAAGTCTGAAAAGGATGAAGAACTGGATGAACCAGATAAGGAGTGTCTATCATTCACCACATATAAAGATCCTGAGAATATCAGAGAGCTTGAACAACCATCAAATGAAGAAGAAACATCTTCAGGTTCAGGTGATGGGAATGGAGCAGAACCAACTCGTACAGGTGCTGGACATAATGAGACTAAAGAAAAGACAGTACTTCAAGAGGTAAAGGAGGGACCAGCAACTTCTACTAACCCAGCTGGAACTAATATTTGTATAGACATTGCTGATAAGTGTGGTAAAGAAACTCAACTAAAGACTACTATGGGTAAGATCTTTAGTGAGATGTTATATGAAACCCAGAGAAATAATGGAAAGTTAGGTGATTACTTAGTTGGAAAGGTTTCTGGTAAACTCTATGATGCTAAGAAGATAGGTAGGAAATATATTAATAAAGCTATACGTGTAATACGTACATTTATTGCTTCTGTTAAGGGATGGGTTGTTGAAAAAATTAAGTGGGCAGCAGAGAAATTAACAAATTTACTTTTAAGACCTGATCCTGTTGGTAATTCTCTTGGTGCTGTAACTAAGTTTTTTAATGATCATATTAATGTACTTGGTTGTGCTATGGCAGATCTTGAAGATCGTCTTGCTGAGTTTCTAGAAGAATTGATATTTGGATATTTGTTTAACATTTATAAGACAGCAGCATGTCAAGTTGATAAGTTTGTTCAGGGATTATTGAGTAAGATTAACTCTATGATGCAAGATCTTCTTGAGCAGATATTAGGACCACTTCAGTCTATTCTTGGTGCTATTGCAAAACCTTTGAATATGATTGGTGAGGCTATAAATTATGTTCTAAATCTTCTTGGTATTCAATGTAGTGGACCTGGAAAGGGATGTGGTAAGACTACTAGGTATTGTTTAAAGGGTGAAGTAGAAGAGAGAAAGGATGATTTCTTGGATGGTTTAATTAGTACCATAGAAGATGATATGTTCCCTGCTACAGGACAAGATTGGGCTCAGTATACATGTGATGATGCATTTAGTGGTACTAAGCTTGATGAGACTGAAGTTACTTTTGTTGGTGGTATTCAAAATCCTCAAAGAACATTAAGTTATAGCATAGCAGATATTGCAGTAGCTGAAGGTGATATGGCTGTGTTTGTTGTTAAGAGACGTGGAAAGATTGATATTGCTTCTAGCATAAGATATTCAACTAGAGATGGTTCAGCAACAGAAGATCTTGATTATCAAGAGACAAGTGGATTTTTAGGATTTGCTCCTGGAGAAACACAAAAGGAAATTACTGTTAGAACATTTAGAGATCAAGTAGAAGATAATTTTGAAGATTTCTTTATGAGGATCTTCAGAGAGACTCCATCAAATGTTAGAACAATTGCTACTAAAACTGTTGCTAGGTGTACTATAATACAGCAGTATACTAATGTTAAAGATTATCCAGATGGTATTGGTGGAATTTATCAACCAACTAGTCCGAATCCTATATTCCCATCAAGGAATCCAGGTAGAGAAGATTTATATGTAGATGCTGATGGAGTTACAGATTTAGATAATGGTACTACAGTAACTGATAATGCAGATGGAACTACTACTGTTAGCAGTGGAACTCCTGAAACTGATGAGGTTACTACTCCAAATCCCATATATGAAGTAACTGCTGATAAAGCTAATATTAAAGAAGGACAGTTTGTTACATATACTATCAAAACAAAATATGTTCCATTTGGTACTGTATTGTCATATACTTTATTTGGAACAGGAATTACACCAACTGATATTGTCAATGGTAGTATGACTGGTACTTTTGTAGTAGAGGATTTAGATTCATATAATGCTAAGGTAGTTGTTGGTGTTGCTGATGATTTAGAATTTGAAGATTCTGAAGTGTTAGTATTTGGTATTGATGGAACAGGAGCAAGAGTTAGTGTATTAATTGAGTCAGATTCTTCTACTTTGAGTGAAGAAGAAATTGCATCTATAGAAGATGCTTCTACACCAACACCTATTCTTCCTGATGAACCTAAGCCACCTACAACTGGAACACCTATTACTGGACCTCGTGGAGAGATAATATACATTCCTATTGAAGATAAGGGTGATCCATATAAAGAACCACCTACTGTTTTGATATCTGGTAATGGCACTAGAGCTGTAGCAATTGCGTTAACAGATGAAGATGGTTTAGTCCAAGAAATCCGTGTTACTGATCCTGGATATGATTACAAGCTTAATGATCCTGTTAGTGCTAATAAAGAATGTATTATTGATTCCTTTACGATGATAAGACCAGGAAGATTATATGAATCAGAACCTACTGTATTTGTTGATGGAGATCCAACAGTTGCTGATGCAGTTATAAATGATAAAGGTCAGGTTATTAGTGTTAGAATAAAGAATAGAGAACTTATGTTTAGTGATTATCCAGAAGTTAAGATTCTTGGTGGCGGTGGATATGGTGCTAAGTTTCTTCCTTCGTTAGCTTGCTTAGATCCTGCTGAACGTGTTAGAATTGGTTCTGCTAAGATTGGAACAGGTTCTTACATTGATTGTCCTTAGGAGGTATTATGGCAAATTTTGATACAACTGAGGTTGCTGATGGTAGTTTGGAGACAAAGAGAACTCTTGGGGATCTTGTAGAACCAACGACTCCTAATGAAGAACAGGATAAGAAAGAGAAAGAATTAACTGTTCTTGTTAATTGTCCTGCATGGACTATACTTGATGATGGTGGGGATTTAGAGGTTAGGAGTAAAGAAGGTGGATTTGGCATCCATATAGGTGGCAATGGTGACATTGCAATGCTAACTGGACCACCTGCTGCTGATGTTAGAGGTGGAAGATTTGCTGTTAATTCTCATGGACCTTTAATATTAAAATCTCAAGGACCGATTCTATCAGAAGCAAATGCTGATCCAGATAGCGGAGTTGATGGTGAAGGATCTAGTTCTTCTGGAAAAGCTGGTAGAGAAGGATTAGCACGTTCTGATGTTAATTCTGGTGATTGGATAAGTGAAACTCATGGTAGTATTAAGATACAAGGTACTAATATTATAATTGAAGCAGCAGATGTTCTTGCTCTTAAAGCTAAGAATACTATTATGATACAAGCTGGACCTAGTGGTGGTGGCGATATCATGATGCAAGCAGGACAAATTACTGAATCATCTGGTTTAAGTAGAAAGATTGTTACCAGTCGTAAAGAAACTATTGGTGCTGCTGAAGAAACAGCAACTCAATTTGATCCAAGAGCATCAAGAAATATAATCTCTGCTGGTCATATTAATATGAAAGCTATAGGAGATTTAAAAGTTAATACTCTTGGTGTTGCTAATTTACATTTCACTGGTGCTGCTCTACCTAATTCTTTTTTAGTTCCAGATAGAACTTCTTCTTTGGCAGTTGGTACTAATATGGGTAATATTACAGTTAAGTCTGGTATTGGAACTATTGCTATATCAGCAGGTGGTGCGTTTGGAGATATGAGTGGTTTAACTCCTGGATCACTATCACTTAAAGCAAAAGCTGATGTTAAAGTTGACGGTTTACTTATATTCTTGAACTAGTGTGCCAGTTGTATAACTGTCACAAGGGGGGTTGACCCCACAATCATAAGATGGCATAATGTATAAATAACTTTACATAACTCAGGCCCGAAAGAATCGTACCCTGTGCTGATGTAAGCAGATCCCATGTCGGGGATCTTATCATCCGCAGGGTATTATTGTATCCTTGCGAGACACTTAAAAAACAAACATGTCTATCAAATCAACAATTGCTGCTGTTGCAGCATCTCCTTTCCTTCTCGCTGGTGCAGCTTTTGCTGGTCCTTACGTGAATGTTGAAAGC